CTCCATTGCAATCCCAGTATCGTATTCAATATAATCTACTGTAGAATTAATTGTAACTGCCACCATATCCATGGCAGCATCATTAGGATTAGCATAAAACGGTAGCACTGCATCGGGGTGTGTTTTTTTAATTTTTAACTTCATTTTTTTTGCTTTGCATTTATCACAGTATTGCGCTTCTAAGTCATAATCTCCGATACCGGGATCGCCAATCATTGCCTGAAACTCTTCTGGGGTGAATTCCCGGCCAGTTTTAATTATGACAGAGCATTTACTACAGAGTAGTGCGAAATTACCGTTATTGAATTTGAATATTGCCTTTTCCATAACTTTAAATATAAGAAAAATTTCTCAGACTACCAAAAAAAACCACCTATTACCGTTATTAAATTTGAATATCATCATTAATTATAATTGGTTCAGTTTTTCACAATTTCATTTCCTGTTATTTGGGTGTTTCCGGATACCTTAACATTATTAGCTATCCAAGCATCCTCATATACAGTAGCATTTCCAAATACCTTAGCATTTCCAAATACCTTAGCCTTACCAAATACCTTAGCCTTACCATATACCTCAGCCATCATGTATATCTTAGTATCACCATATACCCAAGCATTCTCATATACAGTAGCATTACCAAATATCTTAGCATTTCCATATACCTTAGCATTCCCAGCTACCCAAGCATTCTCATATACTTTAACATTACCATATACCATAGCATCACCATATACCATAGCATTACCATATACCATAGCATCACCATATACCATAGCATTACCATATACCTTAGCATTATCATATACCATGGCATTACCATATACCTTAGCCGTCCCAAATACCTTAGCATCTTTAGTTATCCAACAGTTACCCTTCTGGGATAAATTGACTTCTGATTCAACCATTCCACCAAGGTCACCTTGTTTTACTTTACCAAAGTTTCTCAGGGCTTTGATTCTGAATAAATTTCCTATGGGGATCAGTTCGTATTTTTTCATATCTTTTTCTTTTTTTATTAATGTTTGGCTAATTTTGTAACTATTTTTACTTTAGGATATTTTTTCTTAAGATTACCTATCGCAGCTAAATTTGCTGGTACATCATCAATGAACATTATATCATCATAGCCAGCATTAATTTGTGCTTCAACCCAATCAGCTTTAAGTTTAGGATTGGAACCAGCCACTGTAATCACTGGAATTCTAATTCCGTGCTTAAGCAGAAAATCATAAATAGGTTTAGGATTAGCTCTTGCTGTTAATATTACAGTTCTCCTATCTCTACCTGATGCTTTTAAAACAGAAATTAATTGACTGATATTATGGGTTATTAACTTCCCACCTCTCACAGAATTAAAATCTCTGAAGTCTTCTTTCTCACCAGGCTTAAGGACGTATGCGCCATATTGGGCCGGATCTAATTTAAGTTCTGTTCCATCTGGTTTAGATATATAAACAAAGTTATGAACCGTTGCTAATGTATGATCGAAATCAAATGCACGAAGTTTCTTCTCCGTTAAAATTTGTTTAGCAATAGTATATAGTTTCATCCTATATAATTATTAACTATAATAATTTATATAATTTCACAGCTACCACCTGCGCAAGCAACTTCACCTTGTAGATTAGTTTCATCATCTAATTCAATGACTCTACTTAAATCAATATTATGTAAATGGCTTACCATTTCATTATACTGTTCTTCTGTTATATCTTCAAATGGAGCTTGGATATAAGTTCCGCCATCGTATGGAAGAACTGATAAACCATTATATGATTTTCTATTCTTCCACATCCACACTCCCACTTCATCCCATTCATCATTCTTAATAGAAATGGTGGCAGAAATATTATGCTGATTGCTACCATTCCTATGACCACCTTTTATCCAATCATTGTGAATTAGTTTTACCCTCTTTAATAAATCTAATGCTGACTCAGTTCTTAGTATAGAACCATCAGGTGCTTTTTGTGGGATATTAATTACAGCTGTATCATGTGGTCTGAAATATTCATCTTCCACCAGCTCTGGGTGATGAATACTCAAATAAGTATAAATTCCTTCATTCTTACCTACACGCAATCTCCTAATATAATAATCATTATGCCAAGCGTGGATACCTGAAGATGTTCCTAATACACAACTGGCGGTTCCAGATGGTTTGACCGCCGTAATCCTCGCGGCTTTATTAATCCCAATAAGATCTGCTATTCTTGCATTTTCTACTTTTGCTATCTCTGCAGATTCTTTTAAATCATAGTTAAATATTACACCAGATCCAATACCAGTCATTGATACTCCGAGCAAAGCATCTTTCTTTGTAGTCTTCTCCCATACTGGCCTTAAGTAATGAAAATCAGTATAGCCTGCTTGAAGTGTTCCTATGAATGATGCTACCCTTACTCTTTCATTTAAATCTTCCTGGGATTCGATATCAGAAACATTTACTTCTGTTAAATTGCAAAATTGGTTTGGGCGTAAGCTGATTTCACAGTTATGTGCTAATATTCCATTAGCAAAGAAATTATGATTGTTTTCTACCTCAATATCATATACATCGTAAGTTTCTGGCTCTAAATGAAGTATTACCTTGCCATCCGTTAAATCATCCATCAATAAAATATCATCTGGTATTAAATCTTTACATTCAATCCACCCCCTATTAATAGTATAAAATTTATGGTCTGGTGTGCAGATTACTTTATTATAATTTTCATTTGAATGAACTATCATCCCAGTAACAATGGCGCCTTTCTGAGTTAAACATCCTGTTATAACATTGTCGTATTGCAATGTACCAGTTTGTTCATTATATGTTTTAACTTTACATGAGCCACCATTATTAATGGATTCAACTATATCTTTAATAGCCAACGAACCATTATCAGTTTCTATTAAAGTATCTCCTATAAAACAACATGGATTAGTTCCCCAATCTTTATCATTAGTAAAGAATATCCCAGGCTCACCCGCACCTGATGCTTTGATTCTATCCCATAAATTCATAAAGAAATCTTCTGTAATTCTATGCCTCACCAAAGATGCCGAATTGTTTGATCTACCCCGTTGAGGATTTAATTCCCACCAATTACCAGATTTACATGATATCATTTCCATATCATCCGCTGAGAATAAACTAATCAATGCTGATCTTCTTATTCCTCCAGCTAATACTGCATCAGCTATGTGACAAACAATATCATGCACTTCTAATGGAGATAATTGTGAACCTTCCTCTTTAGATTCCAATATACCTTTTATCTTAACAACACATTCAATTAAAGGTTGTGGGCCAGGAGCTTTACCACCAGACGTAATTAATTTAGCTCCTTTTGGTCTTATATCTCTAAAATCAAATGCGATGGTTGGTCCACCAAAGAAATAACTTTTCATTAATAATTTTATAGCATCTGACCACCCTTCAACACTATCACCCACCAAATATCGTTTAGTTCTATTAGGATTAGGTTTAGTAATATCTGGTAATAATTCGATATGATGCTTTTGAACACTAAGTCCAACCCCATTACCACATAGTAAACAAAACATGATTTCCTGGAAAGCTCTCCAATCATCTACTGGGAGATATGCGCAGTTATATAATCTGTTAGGAGTAATCTCAATAGGTTTCCCAGCGAACTGTAAACTACGCATTGATGGTAATACTTTCTTTTCTAATACTAATTTATAGGCTTCTAAAATTTCTTCCTCTAATTGAGGATACTTTTTAATATGCATCTGCATATTCCTATCAACCAATTCCTCCCAAGTTTCTCTTCTTTGTTCTTTTGGTAAGTATTTTGCATACTTCATAAAAACTGTAATATCGGATAAAATTTTATTGTTTATGTCCATTGTAAATTGTGTATATTAATGGGTGGAATAATAAATATATGTTTATAGTAATTCTTCGTAACGTTTTGTTAAAACTTGTTTCAAAACATTAGTTGAATCGTTTATCTCTCTCCTGGTTTTTAAACCATTACTACTGTTGCTTTCAAATATTTGTACTCTACCATTAGATGCATTCATTTTTGCTGGGTATTCAATACCATCAGGACCAAATCTATTTTTGATTATGAAGAATCGGCCAGTCCCAGCAACTTTATCTTCAACTTTTCTTGATAAAGATATCACTACATCAGAGATCATTAATTTTTCATATGACTCAGAAATCTGATTGCCCGTGACGATGTCATCAGTTTCAGAACTTCGATTACTTTGGCTAGCGGAAAATATCGGTATTTGATACTCCCCAGCCAATCCTCTAAGCTCTTCATATATATTACCTAAAGCGTGTCGCAATTCTCTTTTAGCCATACTACCCTGAGGTTTTAATAAATCCGCATAATCCACAATAATTAAATCAGGTTTAAATCCATTAAGAATACATTTTTCGATATGGGCGGATATAGTTATTACCGATGCAGTTTTGGTAGGAAAATATTTTACTACTAAATTACCTTTAATGTCCTGAACTTTTTTGATTACTTCTTCCTCGTGATATTTTAATTCCTGCGCCGCAATTCCAGAGATGATACTATCGTATCTCTTACCAGTATATTCTTCACCTAACTCTAATGTGTAATGAATTACATTGTAATTATTTAATATAGCATAAGCACCGATATTGGATAATAACCACGATTTTCCTACCCCACTGGGTGCTACAAAAATAAACATCTCCCCCTTACCAGCACCGCCATCTGTAATATCAGTGATTAATGGCCATGGCAATGGAATACAATCCCTAGCCGCCTGTCGGAATCTATTAACTACTTCTTCTTTATAATCATGACCAATAGATCTATTTTGACCGGCCTTTAATGCTTTATCAATAACAGATCTTATATCATCATATTTACCTTGTTCTAATAGATCGGCTGATTCTAACACTGCTTGTTTAATAGCTTGATTCTGACAAAAGATTAAGGTCTTTTCTTTTACTATTTCTAAATCCGTTGCTTCTAATTGCTTATAAGCTTCCTTTAAATTTTCTACGATTGAAACTTTTAACACATCATCATCTAAATCATGGATGATCATTTTTAATGCTTCGAGGGTGGGTAGAGCTTTATATTTTTTATAGTAATCTGAAAATGTTTTTATTATCCACCTATTGGCTTCGGAATCAAAATATTCAGGCTCAATAATATCCAGAGTTTGTTGGGTAAATTGAGAATCTGTTAAAAGTGATATTATTAATTTGCATTGGTAACTATATCCATATTCGGATAATGTTGAAATTGACATAACTGTTTTTCTCCTTTCTATCTACTACTATAATTATCTAACACTCCAAAAGAATTTCTAATCCAGGTTTGAATATATGGAATTTGTAAGTTATCTTCTATCGTTAATTTGATAAACTCAACCTGGTTTAATCTATCAATATTTCTTTCGTAATTATTAATTGCTGAAATTTTAGAATGCCCTGATATATCTACATCATTTAATTGCATAAGAATATGGTTTAACTTAATAGTTTCCTGCTCTTTAGTAATTTGCTGGGAAACCTTATCGTCTTTATCTTTGCAATGTTCAAATAACATATCCAATGATATTGTTTCTGTTGAATCAAATAATACCGGTAGGAGCTTTTGCAATGTTTTATCTCCTATTCCATTAAGACCTTTTATATTATCAGAGCTATCTCCCAACAAAGATTTATAAAGAATATAGTTATCTGGTTCTAAATTGTATTCTTCTTTAAAGGATGATTTATCATATAATTTCTTTTTAGTTGGACTCCATACAGTTATCCTATCATTTATTAATTGTAGATAATCTTTATCGGAAGATGCTATCACCACTTCTTGCTTACAAACCTGGGTAGCTAAATATGCTATTACATCATCCGCTTCAACATTATCTAATGTAATAATAGTAACTGGTAGCGTTTCCAAATAAGCAATCAACCTCATTAATTGCCACTTCATTGATTGTTGCTCATCAACAATATTTTCAAACCCAATTGCTCTTCTGGGTTTGGAAGATGGTTTCTTATTATCCTTATATCCAGAATATAATTTTCTTCTTCGTTGTGACCCACCCTTACCATCAAATACTATCACACAGCGGGTTGGTTTATGAATATTTATTATAGATGTTAAACTGGTTAAAAATCCATAAAGTCCCCCAACATGTACCCCATCCGAATTTAATGATGGATTGGCACTAAATGACCGAATGAAATGATTTAACCCATCAACGAATAAAACTTTAGACTCCGCTGTTAATGGCTCTTGAGTTTTATTATGAAGTTCTTCCTGAAGCTTGTTAAATAAATCTAAATAATTAGTCATGTATATCTAATGATTCGTCAGAAAATTCTTTATCTTCTTCTGGTATTTCGTTTGAATTATATTTCATAATCATTTTATCACATATCGCATTATACATGGATTCTTTTAGATCTGGATTCTTTTCAAACATATCTGGTAGTTGTTTTAATTGGAATTTAGTTATCTCTCCAGTTTCTTGGTCGGTATAAGTATACCAGGCACCGCCTACAGTTACAATATCATAATCTTTTAATTTGTTTATCCAACCATTTAAATCATCAATGCCAGAATCGAAATAGATATCAAATTCAGTTTTTCTAAATGGTGGTCCAACCCTATTCTTAATTACCTTTGCTTCGGTCTTAACACCAATAATAGCATCCACCCCATGGATCTTTGCTTTAATTTGTCCTATTGATTTAAGTCTAAGTCTTACTGAAGAGTGGAAGCCTAGGGCTTTACCTCCAGATGTGGTGTTGTGATTTAATCTTCCGTTAGCTAAATAGGTATGTTCATCTTCTACCTCACAGTCTACCACCTGAATCGGTTCTTCAACTAAATGAAAGTCGGGATGTTCTTTGGCGAGTATTTCTATTCCATTCTCAACAAATTTGTGTTCCGCGGTAACTTTAATAATACTGTCTGTATAATGATTCTCTGATGTGGGTTTCACCACAAAAGAGGTCATAGGTTTATAAACCTCATTATTATTTTTATCTAATGTTAATATTTCTATTCCCATATACTCAATATCATACACATCCGGTGTAGTAACATCATTATTTAACAAGAACCTTTCTGAAAATTCTAGAAAGGTCAATTCTTCGTAAATATAATCATCTGTCATAATAGTTCTTTTATTTGTTGTTTACAATGTTCTAAATTATTATTAATATCGGTTTCATAAATATAATGATAATTAATTGAATTATCTAGAAAAACTCTTTTTTTATTTTCGTCATATTCCCATACCATTTTAGCGGTTCTATTTGAATGAGTGGTATCAGTATGGGCGAATAAAGTTGGATTTGCATGCCAAAAATCTCCATAACATTCAATAACCAAATTAGACTCAGGAATATAAAAATCTGGTATATATGTATTATCGGTAAACATAAATACATCCTCATATCTCCATACTACTCCCAGCTCATTTAGTGTGATAGCGATTAGATATTCAATGCTATTCATGTTATGCCCATTACATTCATATTTTTTATTTTTACTAGATGTTATCATTCTATAAAATTTGGCCTTATCATATAATTTTGCATCTTGCCACATTTTTTTTGCTGCAGCACTAATTTTATCTTTTCTAGATTGTTGTCTGTTTCTAGTAAGAACCATACTTCTGTATTCTGGGTCGTTCTTATATCGTTCACTTTGCTTCTTCCCACCCTTTTTATGACCTGCCACTACCTTTGGATTGTTTTTATAAGCAGCGACCCATTCTTCGTCTTTCCATCTTTCTGAATTCATTTTACCTATTATAGGCGCCCATTTTGTAGATCTGCGTTTTAGTTTCTGTCGGGTTTCAATACCAGCGGGTGAATCGTAATGTGTTCTAAGACTACATGATAACTTCTGTCGCATAGCTATAATATTATTATTCATCAACTCTTTAACCTCTTCAGTTAAATTCAAATTATCTATACACCATTTTATCGCTGATTCTTTGGGGAATAATTTCTTTCTTTCTTTATAAACCAATGTGCCTATATCGGTTCCTAAATAATAGATAAAATATTCGACGACAGAAGAGCTAAGCGGCATTTTACCATTACTCATTCTTGGATATGGTTTTATCTTGTATTCGACTTTTAACTTAAACGAAATACGCGGAATGATATCATCCCATTTAATTTCCACATTAAAGTATTCTTTAATTACATTCATTTTTGTCCCTCCTATTGTTATTATATTATTCATTGATTATACTAATATATATGGTGGGACTAAAAAATCAAGGTTTATATCTAATCTTTATCTTAGTAGTAATAGGGTCTACACATGATGCATCTCCGAAACTTACTCCAAGCTTAACTCTCAACTGATTCACATAGATTAACAATATTCTTTCCCTACCAATAAGATTAGTTAACTTTCTCATTGCTTTAGAAATTACAATTGCTTTGGTGGTAGACCAACCATCTTTCGTATAATCAGCTTCCATTTCAACCTTAGTTGATGCTGCAGCAACGGAGTCAGTAATAATAGTAACTAATTTATTCTTTTCAGTCTTTCTAATAATTTCAATTATATTTTCAGTTACTTCAAAACAATCCTCGATACAATCGACTTGGATTAACATGAACTTTTCTCTACTGGTATCTACCCCAATCGCTCTGAAGAAATCGGTGCTTACAGCATTCTCTGTATCAATATACACTACCATTCCGCCCTTCTTCTGAGTTTCTGCGCATATGTGGGCAGCCATTAAAGATTTTCCTGAATTATGATTTAGCATATCATTCCCAAAATAACATTGATCAGGATGATCCACGGTGATATCTACTATTTTATGTAGCCCTATATAATTAATATTACTAACAAGGCTATAACTTCCATCAGAGCATAATATGCTATGGGTATTAGGTTGTATATTTCTTGTTTCTAACCAACCAGAATCAGTGAAAAATTTATGAGCGGCAGAAACTTTAATGGTGTTACCATTAGCTAATATAACTTCATAAGTATCTAAAATTCCTTTATTAATATAATTAGTGATAGGAACGTATTCACCATTCAATGACTTTACTTTAACTGTTTTACCAGCTCTTAATAAATCTTTTACTTCTTTAATTTGTATTTTCATTTTTTATTTTTTTGTAGTCTTTGCAATTCATTCTCTGAGATCTGTATCTTACCTTCTATAATTTGGTTATTAATATATTCTAAAAATATAGGGATGAGAAATTTATTCAATGATAACATCAATAATAGTATCCTCCGTAACACAGGCTTCCCACCCCTGCAGCTCCACAATTCTGCCAACGGGTAGCCCGCCATTCGGTTTATTAGAAATTGCTAAATCTAATAAAGTCGATCCAGTGGAGATCCATTCCGTTACATCAACATTAGCATCATCCGTTCCATCCAAAAAGAATGCAATTTTATTATCTTTAAATTTTTTATTCAATGAGTCAGCCAATAATGCTGATAGTGTGTCTTTATCTTTATTTGCCATTATATGTTATAGTTTAAAAAGTTATAGTTTAAAAAAAGGGGGGATGGCTATAAGGTTATGAAGCTTGCCATCCCCACCTAAATGAAAAAAAGAAAAATTATTTACTGAACAGATCGTCAAACGCTGCGGCTACATCACTAGGCGCACTTTTTGGTGCTGCAGGTTTTGATGCAGCTGGGGCTGGCTTATCGAACACATCTACTGGGGCTTTGCTATTGGTAGCATCTGCTACACCAGTGTCGGGGGTCGGATTTAACCATTCTTTAAGAACGCCTGTTAGCTCTTCGTATGAAGGTTCTACAAATAATTCTGTTAAATTAATTTGCTTGCTCAGAGCATCCTCCACAATTTTAGGATCATTACTAATTGGTGATTGATTAGGTTTAATTCTGATGGAAGTTTTTGGATATCTTTCTCCGGCGTCTTTATTTGGTAACGTGTACTCGATAGTAAGATCTCTTCCTGATATCGGGTCGGTTATATCACCATAATCCTCGTCCAACATTATTCCTAATATTTCTTCGTAAATAGTTTTACCAAATCCCCAAAATTTAACACCTTCTGCTTCTTTGCCTCTAACTAATACTGGTACATACACCCGCATACCTGGTTCTGATAATTTCTTACCGATTTTCCAATCTTCTTTAGAACCAGTCTTTCTGAGTTTTTGGCCAAATTCTGCTATAGGATCTGGGCGGCCGTATGTTAATGGTGACAGATAAGGCCTGTTTCCGATATCATAATGAAACTGCATTTCAGAAAATACATTGTCTTTATTAAATTGATATGGAATAATTCTTACTACAGTTTTACCAGGTTCTAGCGAAATTGTATTATCTTTAATCTTGCTGTTACCCGCTGTAGGTTTTGTTTGCAACGTTTGCAATTTGTTTCTTAATTCGTTAATGTTCATTTTTAATTTATTTTAATTTTTAATTATTTAGTTATTTAGTTAATCTATGCATAGCCCATACGTCTAGCGTGTGTTAATTTAATATTTGAAGACTTCCTCCTTTCTAATTAATTTATATAAATATAATGAAAATATATGAGACTACCAAATTTCATCGACACTATTTTCATATCTTTTTGCCTCTTGTTCGCTACCTATAAATCTAACCCATTCATCCCACCAATAACTGGTAGTTACTGGTAAACGGAAGTATACCTGTATATTATATACAAAGTTAGCTTTATCGTGGGCACCCCCATCAGAGGAGTATTTATCGTAATATCTATCAAAACTACCTTTTTCCATAACTATAAATATAATGAATTTTTATGAGACTACCAAATTATTTTTCATATATTTTAAAAATCTTTGTTTGATGAATTCTAACTCCATCATCATCAGTTAGTAAAATGCTATTTTTATAATCTTCCCATTCTATTGGATAGGAAGAATCTAATTGCCCGGCATTCAATGTTTTGATTAAAGCGTTCAAAGCATTAATAGTATAAAATACATTGAAGTCTTTTTTCCTGTGTACCGATATAGTATTGGGTAGTATTTGTCTTACATTACCTGGATTAATATTATAGGTAATAATCTTATGATCATTATCTGATAATGATAATACAAATATTTTATTGAATACTATATCATAGCTTCTAAAAATTGTATCAACTGTACTCTCTATCTCTTCATCCGAAGCAAATGTACATAGTAATTGTGGTTTCATATATTATTTCTTTTTTGACTTTTTGGATGTTTCCCAGGTGGCCACACTTACTATTCTAGTAGGCCAAAAGTTGCCAGGCGCACCTAAATCAGTGAATACTCCGTAATTAGGAACATACTCCATCATTGATTTGTTATAAACTCCATCCATTTTTTTAAATTCTGCACTCTTTTTACCCTTACTCACAGAAATATTTTCATATGTTTGATAATTCACATCTGTATTATGCAAAACCTGCATTAAATAACCTAATTTATGCAAGGCCATCTGCTGTTCTGTTACCATTTTGGGACCATGTGTCCGTTGCATATTAGCAATTATAGACGGTAGCCCAGCAATTTTGGTTTCTAAAAATTCTATTGTATCTCTATCTAATAAATGTTTATGTTTCTCAAGCAATTGGTCGTAGAAATCTTCCGATTCTTTAAGACCTTCAGGGCCACCCTTAAATATTTTGTCATTCATCGACATTAATTTTTGTAAATCCTCCTGCATGCCTTCTGTTTTGAACTCAGTTTTTTCTATTTTAGGTGCGGCTGATGATGCACCTCCCTTGCCAGATTTGACACTTAAAAACTCTGGGGATACATATGTATCAGTTAGCCCATGTTGGCTGAACACAAAAAGATCAGCGGTAGCGAAATTGCTTGAAGCTGGGAAGAATGCTGGTCGGCCTTGTTTTAATTCTCTCATATAAACAACCAACTCTGTAAGATCGGCTGCAGTATTTTTTATTTCTGGTGTTTGATCTATAGTTTGTAATAATTCATTTAATGTAGCATCAAATTCTTCTTTGGGAATGCCCTTTAATTTTTCAAACTGGTTTAATAATTTATCCAGCTTGCGTGGGTCGATGCTTTTTGGTAATTTGTTGAGAATTTGTTTCTGTACTCCAGCCAGCACATTATTAATAATATTATCTCTTCCTTTTTCTGTATGCATATCCTCCCCGGGGGCAGGATCTAATATTTCCAGGTCGTTGCTTTCAAAAAATACTCGCATATTTTTAACCGTGCTATTATGTTTTTTATGCAACGTTTTAAGCGTTCGGATTTTTTCTGCTACTTCATCAGCTGAATAACCTTGCTCCCCAAATTTATCTGCAGCGGCTTTATAATTATATTTTTTCGTGTCAATAAACTTAATTTCTTTTCCTTCCAAGGTTACTCCATCATCAGTAATTTTAGCTTGCATTTTTCTCGATCCAGTTATTACTGCAGTAGGACTTAAAGTCTTGTTTCTTAATCCATATGCCTCAGCTTCTATTTCTTCCCCCAGATCTGAAAATATATTTGCTAAGGCAGTAGACATTGTAGAATTATCACCTAATATTTTTGTCTCATCTCTAACAGTGCCAAATACTTTTGCATATATTTTAACTTTATCATTTTCTCCTTCTGGAGTAGCATTAAGTTTAAGCTGATATTTTTCTAACATATGTCTGGCTAATTTTTTAGCCTTACTAGGGTTTGTTTTTACCAATTCTAGTAATGATTCGGTATCAGATATAAAATCCCTAGTTATTTTTTTATGTTCTTCTGATTTTTTACTATCACTTTTATCTAAAGCTTTTTTTACTGTTTTTAATTTATTTTCTACCTGGGAGCTTCTTGATTCTAAATTTTGAATTTCCCCAGTGAACTCTTCTTCCTTACCGGTACCATCTTTTTGTTTATCAGGAGTTTTAGATTTTATTTCAGGATCATCATCCCCCACAGTCGAGCTAAAATCTTCTTTAGTTGCAGGGTCTAAACCCTGTTCTTTTGCAGTTTTAGGAGTAACAGCTTTCACATCATCTCCATCTTCAGTTTTATAATAATAGCGTGGTATTCCGGTGTCAGTAGGATCTGCGGGAATAATTCCTGTAGACTTAGTCTTCTTTTCTATAAGAATATTAATATACGCATCAATAAACGGTAAAGGATACTGTTGTTCCCTTAGTACTGTTCTTAAAATATTAATATCTTTTGGGTTATGTAACCTGGGGTAACCTTTATCACATCTATAACACCACTCCGTTAGGATTAAATCAAAATTCATTTATAAATTCTTTTATTATAAATATAAGGGTTGTAAATTTTTATAGTTTTTTCCAATTTTTATATGCACTGGAAAGGCATTTAGTATAGTATTAATTTGTAAAAGTACATCTTTGCCATCATTTTTATTAAAATCAAATAGGAATGAATCATAAGTATATAATATTAGTTTAGATTGTTTATCCTTTAAATAATTTAGTATTTCTTCAATCTTAATTACATTGTACTCAGTCTCTGCGTTTTGAATATAATAATTCATTAATTTCTGTGGAGTCCAATCGGTAGACTTAAAATATAACTGCCGTTTTAATTTAGGACTAACAACACATCCAGTTCGTTTAAAATCTTTCCAAATCTTTTTAATATGAGTATCAACCGCTTTAAAAAATTCAAAGTCTTTATACTCTTCCTGAATATGACCATAAAGTTGGCTAAAGGTGATATTTTTAGATTGAATATATTCTTCATCTGTTAAGGTTTCTTTATTAAAATATAACCTACCAAAATAAGTATGCACAGATTCAATAGGTAAAGTGAAACCTACAATGTCAGCAATTAATCTTAAATGATAAGAATCATAATCAAATTCAATTAACATTCCATCATTACCAAACCTACTAATAAAGGCTGATCTTAATTCTCCTTGTTTGGGAAGAGCTGCAAAATTAATCCTACTAAATTTATTTGATGGCCTACCAGCACTGGTGTATAGATTATATTCTGTATAAATAGTATCTGTTTTTAACGGCTTTCTACTAACAACATTTGCATTAAATATACCGACATCAACCTTTAAACCAGCGTTCTCAATTTCCTGAAAGTTGGATAGAACTTTATCATTAAAAAACCAATCACCCTCGTTATCCATAGTATTTACTTCCGCTATAATTGGTAATAATTGGACCTTCAATTTATTATATAGTTCAATGTGTTTTGATATTGGAATAATATGATTAATTTTTTTATACTTAACATCCCCCCACAAATGAGAAAATTTCCTATATAATTCGTTAGTGTAAGTTAAATCTATTTGTTCGCCATTTTGTATCCAGTATAAGTACTCTAAATCTATTATACCATCTAAATGTAATAGGTGTAACAGCCTCTTTTTATCCAAGCAATACTTTTTATTATTAGTATTTAGTTCATTCATCCTATTTACAGGAATGGTAAAAGAATCAGGATGGTTAAGGTTAATACAATAATCTTCCTTTGTATCCAATACAGTAATAAATAAGCAAGTTAATATATCCCTTGCTGGGTGCTGAGTATTGGTGGAAGTTATAGGATGTATTAATACATCAGATTTACTATATAATAAAAGGAAAGAGTCAAACTCTTTCCCTGTTTGTATTATAACCATTTTATTGTATTAACGACCCGTCCTCATATCTTCCGTGGGTGATAATTGTCCTTTTTTTCCAAAAGCATATAATAAAAATTCTAATTCGTTCGGAATGCCCCCTATTAATGATACACCAGTTGGAGAGTCACTATCCAGACCATAAACACTTATGTATCCATTCTTTTGCCGGGAATAAGAATACTTAGGATTAGTTAATACTTTTACATATCGCTCAATTTGAACCGGGGTGAATCCTATTAGGCCATGCATATTATCCCGGATTTCACCGAATTGGATATATCCATCAAACTGGGTTGATACTCCAGTGTATTTTGAATTCATAAGAGCTTTAGTGTGTTTTTGTAATGTTGTCATAACCTTTATCTTTTTAATTATACCATAAATATAATGAAAATATCTGAGACTACCAAATTTATTTTGTGGAAAGACCTGGGATCGAACCAGATTCTCATGCTCTTCAGGCATGCGCGATAACCATACTCGCTCTCTTTCCATTGTGCAGGTAGTCAGGATCGAACTGACTCTTTTCCGGTTTGGAAGACCAGCGCACCACCATTTATGCGTTACCTGCAAGTTATCCGGCCAGGGGTCGAACCTGGAGTCTTTTGGCTCAAAACCAAACGTGTTGCCAATTACACCACCGGACAATTAGCACACCCCCAAAGAATCGAACTCTGTCCATCCAAGGTTTTGGAGACCCGGTGCATACCTTATGCTGAGATGCATTTTGAGCTCAGGGAGATGATCGAAATCTCAACTCGTGTTTACAAGACACATATTATGCCACTTTAACTACCCAAGCATTTTGTACTTCCAGATGGACTTGAACCACCAACCTTCACGATATAAGCGTGCTGCTCTAACCAATTGAGCTATAGAAGCATTATGTATCACCAGAGAGACTCGAACTCCCAACTTCTTATATGTAAAACAAGCACTCTTCCAATTGAGTTATGGTGATAAGTGTCTGCAAGGTAGGAATCGAACCTACATTTTCAACCAATTACCTTACTCCTGTATATCAGACAGGGTGGATACTCGCAGAATTGTGGACCGAGTGGGAATCGAACCCACCACATGGTGCTTGCAAAGCACTATCGCCTAAGCCTTGGAACATGCCAGCCCATTTCATTTTGCGGAAGAAGTAGGAATCGAACCTACACATCATTACGATGAACGGTTTAGCAAACCGTGGCAGTACCATTATGCTTACTCTTCCTTGGCGGTCCTAGAGGGGATCGAACCCTCATTTTACTAACGTGACAGGCTAGTTCCCAGGCCAATTGGGCTCATAGGACCAAGTAGCTCCTGTTTATTTTAAATGTCGGAGCCTCAAACATTCTCGAGGTAATTTTCACTAGGTAACTACCCACCCAACAATTAATCATTTCGAACTAATTAACTATTTCGTGCTAAACCGATCTTGACCGGCTCAGTTGGCTACACTTGACTCGAACAAGATTGAGGTTCGGTTTTACAGACCGTCCTGCCTACCCCGGGCAATAGCCAATTTTGAGATCACGAGTGGAATCGAACCACTTTTGAGTATTTTGCAGACACTCGCCTCACCATTCGGCCACGTGATCATTCTGTAGCCCATACCAGTACTGACCTGGTCTTTCTAGGTTGAAAACCTAGCGTCCTACCAATAGACGAATGGGCCAATTGAATCTCTGGGGAAGGCGTCATCCTGCTACATTTCGTTAACGCAACCCTTCGCTTAATGTACACTCCACGAAGTCTAGCATTCTTCCCCAGACATTCCCTAATTCATTGTAGCGGGAGTGAGATTCGAACTCACGTCGTTCAGCTTATGAGACTGAGCTGGATCCATCTCCAGTCCACCCCGCTATATATTTTCATTAACCCCACTAAATCTCCAATTATATTTCTATAATCTTGTAGGCGTGGATTATTGTGAGTTATCACTGACGCCTCGTTAATTATTTAGAGCAACCCAAGCCTGGATTCAAACCAGGATCTTTCGATATTAAACCATTAATTCGTCAATCATATGGTATTTTATTAAAGGTGGCCACCTAGAATAAAATGAATAATAAAGACTGTGTTATCATTTACACTACTCGAGCATATTTTGTGCTCCTGATTGGGGTCGAACCAATACTGTACAGATTTTAAGTCTGTTGCGTCTACCTGTTGCGCCACAGGAGCAAAATATACTATTCAATATGTCAAAGAACTACTGTATTAAGAGATTGAGGCAGGACTCGAACCCGCATCCACCATTTAAGAAGTGTTTCGCTTTGCAAAGCAATTCTCCTCCAACTCTGGCGTTTTATAAGAAACGTGTACTTAGTTTCTATCATAGTGTCTACCATTTCACCACTCAATCTTATATCAATGAACTATCTTTAATTTCTATACCATAAATATAATGATAATTTTTCAGACTACCAAATATTTATTTAACTTTTTTTTTGTGCACCCGGTAGGATTCGAACCTACGATGGAGGACTTGGTTACCTCTCCTGATTAAAAGTCAGGTACTGTCGGCCAGCTAAGCGAACGGGTGCATATGTACACCTGGTAGGATTCGAACCTACACTTAACTGTTTAGAAGACAGTTGCCTTATCCTTTTAGGCTACAGGTGCTCTTGCGTCTTTCTTCGTTTTCGTTTCATTTTCATTTCGTTATAGAGGATCAGGAGAATTTCGAAATCTCGACCTGAGAGTTAACAGCTCCCCGCTCTACCCCTGAGCTACCGATCCTAGTGCGGAAGAATGAGGTATCGATCCCCCGTCAAATTTGACGTATCCTGGTTTTCAAGACCAGTTGCTTGGCCACAAGCAATTCTTCCATTTAATTTTTAAATATAATATATTTTTTTGACACTACCAAATTTTTTACAATAAAAAAACCCGAACTTTGTAGGTTCGGGTGGAATTTTTATTACAATATTAATATATTACATTATTCCACCCATATCTTACTATCTGTATTAATAAACGAACAGCCAGTTTCAGCTATCCAATAATTGGATAAACTGGTCTTCGTTTGTATATATCTTTGTTTCATCTTATATAATTATATACTTTTTAAATTTTATAGTACCTCCAGTAGGACTCGAACCCACATCTAACTGGTTCGTAGCCAGTCACATTATCCAATTATGCTACAGAGGCATTAATATTTGGGTGTAAGGATGGTATCGAACCATCTTCTCGGAGTTCACAGCCCCGCGCTTCACCTTAAAGCTTCAAACACCATTTGTCAGAGTGGCTGGATTCGAACCAGCGAGCGCCGACTTCCAAGGTCGGTCCATATAGCCATCTGTGGAACACTCTGTTGTACACCTACCAGGATTCGAACCTGGAAGTCTGGGGTCTAAATCCAGTGCGGTTACCAATTACGCCATAGGTGCATAAAAAATCCCCTTAATTTAGTTAAGGGGATTTTAGTTAAATGCTGCAAATATTATTTATGCTAACATTTCAATCCCCATCCAATTAGATTGGGTCGGTGGGCTGGGAGTATGCGAAGTTTATTCATTTTAAAGGTATAGTTTTTAATACGGTTTATATGTATATGTTTTTATTTGTACCAGATTGGGAATGTATCAATATCATCAAAGGGACACTCACCCATCGGCTTACCGGACATCCTTACCTCTTCTGTTTTTGTTGCGGCTTCTGCCGGCGCTTTAGCTTTTTCTAGAAGATTAGCCAATGCATCTTTTTCAGCTTGTGCTATCTGGTCTGATAAACTTACATTAGTTTTGGTCCTGTCCATAATGTGTTCACCCCTACGAACATAACTAATCATTAATCTTTCTTGGGCATCTCCTCTATACTTTTTCATATCTTTTTCTTTTTTTAATTATACATAAATATAATGAAAATATTTCAGACTACCAAATTTATTTTCATAGGTATACTTTCTTAAAATTTATCTATAGTATTCTAACGCATTTGGTAATATTTGTTCTAATCCGGGAAGGGTCTTACTTAATAGGGCTACACTTTTTCGATTAGTAGGAATAACACCTGGGTGAATAACTATACCCTTATTATCAACTACATTATGTTTTGGGCCTGATAGCTTCCATATTAACGATCCTACCATATATAAATTTTGGTTAATTCCAACCTGCTCACTATCATAGTTCTCGAATTGTGTTTTATCTATTTCAAATAATATTGATTCATTGCGTTTCTTAAGAAAATATCGGTCAACCTGAGCATCTTTATATTGTTCTTCTGTTGGTTCTGGTTTAACTGGTATTGGTGATAAAAAATTAAGATTTCTGGCACTATTCGTATTTAATATAGAATAAACAAATACATTTCTATCCTTTAATACAGGTAACGTGCCCGAATATAATTTAATAGATATACCAGTTTTAAATTCAGCTTCACTGTATAAATCTCCCCAAGCATACTTATGATAATATCCTTTATAACCATTACCATTACCATCAACATATTCTCCTCCCAGAGAATATAAATTTGTTTGAATAAGATATTTTGGTACACCTCTCATATATAAGTCCCATATTTAAATAAATATAGTTCTTTTTGTCTTCTTGCTACCAGATCTGGGTTATCTTCTTTTCTCTGAGTAGCTGTATTAAATGATTTTCTCCACATAAGGAACGCTTGTTCTATCCGCTCATAAGATTCTTTTAAATTAAATCTGGCAGCAACGGTGGAAGTTCTAAATGCTTCTGTACCTATATTAAATGTTAGAGCTACCATAGCTTCATATTCTTGCTGTTTCATAGGAACTTTAATTGTTTTCTTAACAGCAGATTCTGATTTTATTAAATCCGACTTTAATAAAACATGTACCTGAGAATCATCTATAATTGCGGTATTAAGATGAGCCTCATGTGGTTGTATAAAATGTCCTACTCCAATGGATCTTCCATTAGCGTCAGGGTAAGATTTATAAGTCACACCTTCCCATCGCTTTAATGCCTGTATAAATTGATCCGTTACTGTTGCAGAAGCTGGAGTGTTGGGGTCAATTTGTCCTTTTGATGGGCCAGCCTTAAATTCTGGTACTAATGCGGTCTCTTGAGATTTAGTTATATTACCATGAATGGCATCTGCAGTATTAGCTGTTAATTTATAATTCCCTATATTGTTTGAATCTTTTACTGTTATATTTGCTACCCCCTCGATAGTAGTTGTCCAATCTGATTGTGCCACAGTATGTTCTACACCTATAGTAATAAATTGAACCCCTATACCAGCTTGCAAATACCGCTGAGGTAATACATTGTCTGATAATGTAAATACAGAGCCATTTCTGATGCCACTAATTCCATCTACTGTTAGTTTTAATTTATATGGGTGAGCGATTGGTAACTTAGCTCTACCGGTACCTACATTTGTTGAATCGCTAGTTTTATTATTTTTAGGCCAAGCTAACAATGTTGTCAGCACTTTCAGTGCAGCTGAAGTAGTATCATCTGTTGCTTTATTATACGCGTCATTCATCATTTTGTCATATTCTTTTCGAACTTCACTAAAAGTTGGTTTTTTAGTATCCGTGTTGGTATTTTTATCCCCGACTAAATCCGCAGTTTTTTGTAGTGTAGGTGGGCCTTGAGGATAAGATAATCTATCGACGGCTTGGCCTGCTATTAATCTAAACATAGCAGATGGCTCTGCTCCGAGCTCTTGCTCGTCTTCATGTTTATTTGTACCATATATTGCAATCGCACCTAATTCTGATGGTAATGTTACATCAAATTCTAATGACCTGACAATAGAACTTTCGTTAAATGCGTTGAACACATATGGGATTGCTTCTTCTTTTGGTGATATAGGAGTAAAATTAGCATCATATACTATTAACTGGGCTGGATTTTTTTCAGCCGCTGCTATTTTAAAATTCCAAATATTCCCACAGGCTGCGGAGATCCTATTTAACATAAATAATACAAAGTCATTAATTGTATTGCTGGAACTATAAGCACTAAATACTAAATCTAAATTAACCAAAATATATCTAAGTCTACCCGAATGTCCACCATCAGCTGACCAATGTGTTATAGATGTAAATTTAGGATATTTCGTCTTACTAAAAGTGGTAGGCAGCACACAAATTCTAGGGTCACTGGATTGTAAATAAGGAGTACTCGATATTAGAATTGAGCTTTCGTTAATTACACTTCGAAAAATAAATGTAGGCTCCCCTGCTGGTAATATTCCTCCATCTATAGCCCGGGTAAGTACTCCTGCATTTATTAATTGATCTTCAATATATCCCCAAGTAACAAAATATCCTGAGTCTGACGCCCCACCAAATCTACTAAATGATAGTGATGATATAAAAGCATCCATAGCAGTTTTTCCTGATTCTCGAGACTTAAACCCATCTATTTTAACTGCAGCTATTATAGTTTCGTTATCGAATTGATGGGGAGCCATTTTAAATAATTCACTATCATTAGATGCTGTAACTTTTATAGTTTTCTTAGAACTTAAAGTATCTTTTGTATCTAAAATAAGATATTCTACATTTGTTCTGGGTTCTTCTTTATCCGCAGCTTCTCCTTTACCACTTTCAATCTTAAATTTATGTTTAGCATTCATACTATTAATTGATAATGGCATTCCCAGTAAAAATTCACCTGTAGATACAATTGAAATATTACAGTCAAAAAATCCATTTTCATTTAAAGTCCAATTAAATTTTGATACTTTACCTATTAGGCCATCATATGTACCACCAGAATTAATCATATTCTGAAACATTTTCTTTTGCTCATCTAATATCTGGGTGAAATCTAAATCTAATAAATGAGTAATATCAAACTCATGGCTCCATCCCCATTCCAATGATACCGTAATACCAGCGGTCATGTATAATTTTTCTATTACATTAAAATCCTGATAATTTGGTACTATAAAATGTACATCTGCAGTTCTTAACGCGCCAAATTCACCTTTATTACTAACAGTAAAGTTTTCTATGCCAGGTATACTCCTATAAGAAAAATTATCTAAACCAGCGGGGGCAGTGCTATCAACATTATAAATTTCATCAAACGTTGTTCTAACAGGTATGCCATTAATAGGATTATTACTTATTATTCCTGAAGTAAATATATATTTTTTTCTGGCTTCATCATTGACTTCTTCTCCATTTTTAATTATAGCATTACTAGCCATTCTTACCCATGTAGCTTTACCAGCAACATGGTTTAAATTTTTATATGTACCTCGATCAGTTAATGTTTTTTGTACCGCTTGTGAGATAGATGTTAAATTAAAAAATGGCATTATCTTATATCATTTAACTTATTTAAATCTGAAACTATTTTTGGAACATTAAATGGGATTCTTAATTCGGTACCCACGGGGACAGATAATGTTCCTTTACCTAAATTATTAGCTAATGCTAATATCCACCACAAAGATACTTTACCATAAAATTTATTCGCGATAACATCTAATCTATCCCCTAATTGGGTAGTAATAAACGAATCATTTTCATTTGGTTCTATTGTAGGATAAATAGTAGTATCGACGTATCGTTTACCCTCATTAGTTTTTAATACAGTATTATTTGGATATCTCATTATGTAATAGGTATGTTATAAACTCGAGTCTTTGCTGTTTGCATTTCCCTGCCTATTATAGTAAGTTCCATTGTGACATTAATTACTAATGGCATTACCTCTGAATTTAAGGTTCCTATTTCCCATGGAGCATCTGCATTCATCTCGTAAGACAAACTAGTAATAATAGCGGGGGTGGCATTATAATAAGATCCTAATGTTATTTCAATAAATTGACCTACCATCGCACCAACCTTTGAATCTGTATTAATAAAATCTGGGGCGGTCATTCTGGCTAATTTGGATAAATTCTGCCAGTTTAATTTATGTTCTGCTTGAGTTAATGGTGCTACTGTGAAATTTAGAGATAGCGTTCTATCATATCCAGCATAATTTTTTAATTTATCCGCTCTACCTATATATTTAGTATCCACCCATTCTGGGGTGAATGTTTCGTTCAGGGCTGTTATAGTAGATTTAAATTTAATATTTGTTCCTGTTCTGGGAGACCTAATAGTAATGTAATATATATTCCCGGGGTCATCGTTAATTCTAGTATCCCATTCCTTATAAGAATTATCATTTATACTATTTGTTATATAATCCTTTTTTATAGCTTTAGCTCTTGCTCTATCAATATTTGCCGGTGTATTTTCATTATGTATTGTATTAATATAATTTGGTGCTGATAGATTTTTATTATCAAATGATTTAACTACCCTAACAAGTTGCTGACCTGTTAATGATCTATAAGATTGTAATGGATGGTCTTCAGGTCTATAATCTGGCCACGAGGTCTCTTTAGTGCTTCGGCGGTCCGAGGCCGCTCCAGTCACACCGAGAGTGCTTAAGTAAGAAGACGCTTCACCAGATGCGTTTTGTTTATATACTGTATAATCCTCACCTGATGTATCAGTTAACGGTGTATTAGAAATATATGGGAACTCTAATGTATGGGTGTGGCGAGTTGACCCACTTAAGTCCTGTTGGTGTTTAATACTATTTTTTAAATTAACATTTAAATTTTCGTTAGGATTACTATCTTTATATTTGCCATTCAAATCAAATATAGAATTAGTAACTAATTCTGTAGAGCCGATATTGGGAGATGGTACTATACTATATAAGTTATCAGCATTATAACCTTGGCCAGATAGTCCTGGCTTTATACCAGGCGATCGTTCTCCTAATTGGTAGGTTTGTGAAACTTCTAACGGCACTCCACTATCCGACCTTCTAATAGAAGTATAACCTATCCCAAATACAGACCCTGGCCCAGCAATACCTGAAACAAATGGTAGTTCGTTTGGGTCTGTGAGATTTAATGAATCTGTAATGCGTTGAAATGCTAACCTATTAGGTGAATCGCTGGGTGGAGTATAATAAGAACCAACCTTTAATGATGATGCTAAATTTATTAATATATTACCTTCTAACTTATGTTTAGATATTGATATTTTATCAAATTTTTGTTCCCTGGATTTTAATATATCTTCATATTTACCAGCTAGCTGGTAA